CGCAATGTGAAAAGGACAGTTCACTATCATCAGTATACACTATGGGAAACACAAAATACAATAGTTATTCACGAGTTAAAACAACAATGTCTCCAACCTTTATAGGAGTGATGGTGGGGCTATTAATAGAATTGGAAATGTCCACCTTTTCAACATTTAACGGCGTAGCTCGAGCGATTGTTTTTTGTATAGCGGAGATGGGATTAAGCATATCGATATTTTTGCGTACTACACGTTTGCATGCCGAGAAGTTTTCATAAGGGGCAACCACTTCAATAACTGCCTTTATTCCATCATACTGTCCGTAATTTTTACCATCAATCACGACATCTTTGCCGGGTTCTATGATGCGCAAAGAATCCCCGCTGCGAGCACCGCTCCTCAAGCCATAGTCAATCAACACGGTGTATTCATCTTGAATAGCAATAACTTTATATTTTTCGTACATGATTATCCTCCCACATTTTAAAATTTTCCTCTTAACTCAACGACCTTTCCTAATATTTGTACAGGCAATGCTTCTATCTCTTCGTTTGAGTAAAAGTGCGGCTCATATACACTTATGTTTGTAGCAATAAGCGTGATACCAGTGGACATTTTTTTTATCTTCTTAACGGTGGCTTCATCGCCATTAACAAGTACGATTGCAATATCTCCAGACTCAACGTCGTCTTGTTTACGAACGATAACAACGTCACCTTCAAGCATGCGTGGCTCCATAGACCGACCCCGAATCTGCAAGGCAAAGAAATCACCGGTCGCAGCAAGATCCGGCGTAATTTCTTCGTAATCGAGTATCTCTTCAACCGCTTCCAATGGAATCCCGGCGACTACTCGACCAAGGACGGGGATTTTTATGCCAGTGTGAACGGGAGACGATACAGCCCTAGTCCCTTCCAGGAATGTCGATAATTCAGGGAGTGTTTGAATAAAATCAGGAATTGGATGCCCTTCTCTAGCCGCTTCTGCCTTCACACGCTTAAGCCACTCTTCTTGTTCTTTATAAGATAAAACATATCCATGTTTTGATGAAATTTTCCCTCTTAAATAATCGGCACTGACATTAAAAAAATCGGCAATGACATCTATTGTTTTATATTTTGGAATGCGCTTTCCCGACTCATACATAGCTAACGCACTCCGTCCGATGTTTAACTTGTCGGCCAACTCTGCCTGGGTCAACTCTCGTTCTTGCCTCAGTACTTTTAGTCTGTCCGCAAACGTAGCCATAAAAGAACCCCCTTTAACTGAGAACAGTATATCACACTATGTGATGTCACGAAAACTGTAAATTAATATTGACACAAAACGCCAACCAGACTATAATAAATTTAGTCACAAATTGTGACAGAAAGGAGCTGAGAGTATGGAAGTCGGGAAACGGTTAAGAAGGCTGAGGCAGAAAAAGAAAGAAACCATTACAAGGGTTTCTTTGGCGGTTAAAGTCGCACCTTCTACATTGACCGCATATGAGTTGGGAGACCGGACACCTAGGGATGATGTAAAAAAAAGAATTGCCAAGTATTATGGAATGACTGTTGAGGATATTTTTTTTAAATAGTAATGTCACAAAAAGTGTCAAAAGTAACTCAATAATTAGTGGGAAAGAGGGGAGAAAATGCATTACTTAACTTGGTACATACTTCAGGTGATTCGAGAGAACAGTGATGAATATTGGGCATGGAAGGCAGAAAGGAGCAAATCACATGGAAGTCTTGGCAATCGGAACGAGTGCGGTAGTAGTGATACTGACATTAATATTAGCCATTCAAGAATTTAGGAAAGGAGCATAAAGGATGAACCAATTGCAAGTTTTTAACAATACGGAGTTCGGACAAGTCCGGACAATGATGATTAGCGGATCGCCTTGGTTTGTAGCAAAGGATGTTTGCGAGTGCCTGGGGATTACAAAACATCGAGATGCAGTTAGCAGGTTGGACGGTGATGAAAGGGGGTCGGTTGAAGTGGACACCCTTGGGGGAACGCAACAAATGGCCGCTGTTAATGAATACGGCTTATACAGCCTAGTGCTTTCAAGCCGAAAACCTTCAGCGAAAGCGTTTAAGCGTTGGATAACTCACGAAGTCATCCCGGCAATTCGTAAGCACGGAGCGTATATGACCGGAGAAACATTGGAACAGGCGTTAACATCACCGGATTTTCTCATCCGCTTAGCAACAGAACTCAAGACTGAACAAGAGGCTAGAAGATTGGCAGAAGCACAGATTGAAGCGAATAAGCCGAAAGTCTTATTTGCGGATTCGGTTGCTGCAAGCCACGGCAGTATTCTGGTTGGCGAATTAGCAAAGCTACTCAATCAGAACGGAATCGACATCGGACAAAACCGATTATTCAACTGGCTGCGTGAGAATGGATATCTGATATGCCGCAAGGGTACGGATTACAATATGCCGACACAGAGAAGTATGGAAATGCAGCTGTTCAGTATTAAGGAAACGGCCATCACACATAGCGACGGTCACGTTTCTATCAGTAAGACCGTCAAGGTTACGGGCAAAGGCCAGTTGTATTTCGTTAATAAATTCCTAAAGGGGCATAAATAATGAGAAAGCAAATAGAACTCACAGCACCGGCTGCATGGATCAATCGGAGATATTACGAACTACAGGCCGCCGAGTCGATGCCGGCCCTTGAAGAAGAACCGGACGACTTCAAAGTCACGCTAAAAGAAGGCATAAAGATTGGCATCGGAGCCTTCACGGTATACCTAATCATTGCGATGGCAATCATCATTTTATGAGTACGGCACGAAACAGAGCAAAGAAAAAACCGCATCTGCGGCAACAGGTGCGGTTTCAACAGTAAAACAAACATTAAATTGCTATTAGTGTAGCAGAAACGGAGAAAAAACACAATGAATGCAAAACTCATCATGACGGTAGAGGAAATGAAAGACCGTAAGGCCTGGGAAAAACTTCGGAACATCGGGATCGGCGGTAGTGATGCTGCAATCATAGCAGGGCTTAACCGTTGGAAGTCACCGTTCAAGTTATGGCAGGAAAAGACCGGACAGGTAGAGCCTGAAGACCTTTCGGATAATGAGTACGTATATTGGGGGACGGTCCTAGAACAGGCGGTTGCGGATCGGTTTACTGAGCTTACGGGATTAAAAGTAAAAAAATGCGGAACGCTTCAATCGCTTGATTACCCGTTCATGATAGCCAACGTCGACCGCCTGGTCGTAGGCGAAAACGCCGGACTTGAGTGCAAGACGGCCAACGGTTTTAAAGCGAAAGAGTGGGAAGGCGATAACGTACCCGATTCGTACTACCTTCAATGTCAGCATTACATGGCGGTTACAGGTTGCGAAAAGTGGTATATCGCTTGCTTAATCGGCGGTAATCACTTCGTATGGAAGGAAATACCCAGGAACGAGGAAGATATAACAGCACTGATAGCAGCCGAAAAGGCGTTTTGGGAAGATAACGTACAGGACGGCATCATGCCGGACGTGGACGGCTCTAAGAGTTGTTCACAGGCATTGGCCGAACGATTCCCGGGAGGCGTAACAGACAGCATCACGTTACCGAAGGAAGCGGACGAATTACTCGCCGAAATTGACGAGTTGAACGAGGCGGCCGACAGAATCAAGGACCAAATCGAAAGTAAGAAGAACGGCATCAAGCTGATGCTTGGCGACCATGAAGTCGCTTACGCCGGTGAACGTAAAGTCACATGGAAGACGCAAGCCGGACGGGTCACGGTAGACAGCAAGAAGCTGAAAGCCGAAATGCCGGACGTATACGAAAAGTACAGCAAGCAAGGCAACCCGATTCGAGTATTCAAAATTTAGGAGGTAATCAATTATGGCAACAACAAAAGGCGGCATCATGACAACGAAATCAAATAAGGTAGACGGAGTAAAGAGTATGAAGGACCTCGTCGTAAGCATGGGCGACCAAATCCAGAAGGCATTACCGACAGTCATCACGGGTGAGAGATTCACCCGTATGGTACTTACGGCGATGAGCAGCAATCCGCAATTACAGCAATGCACACCGAAATCGTTCCTGGGGGCGATGATGCAAGCGGCACAACTTGGCGTAGAGCCGAACACGCCGCTCGGTCAAGCGTACCTCATCCCCTACAAGAACAAGGGCACGCTCGAGTGCCAATTCCAGTTGGGATACAAGGGATTAATCGACCTGGCGTACCGGAGCGGCGAGGTCCGGGATATACAAGCACACGAGGTACACGAGAACGACGAATTCGAATATGAATTAGGACTCGAACCGAAGCTCCGGCACGTACCGGCTACTAGTAACCGGGGGGCAGTCATTGCCTATTATGCCGTATTCCACACGAAGGATGGCGGTTACGGATTCGAGGTCATGAGTGCCGAGGATGTACGCAATCATGCTAAGAAGTACAGCCAGGCATACGGGAGCAACTACAGTCCTTGGGCTAAGAACTTCGACGAAATGGCAAAAAAGGCCGTTCTCAAGAAGTGCTTAAAATACGCACCGCTTAAGACCGAATTCGTCCGGGAAATGAGTGCAGACGGCACTATCAAAAAGAATATAACGCCGGATATGACCGCCGAACCGGACGAAACGGATTATATCGATGCAGAAGCCGAAACAGTACCGGACAATGTAGACCCGACGACAGGCGAAATCAAGACCGAGCAAGAACAGAAAGACGATGCAATATTGGCGGAATCAATGAACTAAGAAAGGAAGCGGAGGAAGGGCCGGAGCAATTACCGGCCCGGACCCGTTACAGGGCGAAAGAATGGCAGAAGGGCGGAAACGTTACTACTGGTTAAAACTTCAAAACGACTTCTTCTCGAGGAAGGAAATAAAGCGACTCCGACGAATAGCCGGGGGCGACACTCTTACAATTATCTATCTCAAAATGTTGTGCCGGTCATTAAAGGACAACGGCAAACTCTATTACGACGGCCTCGATAATGACTTCGTTTCCGAGTTGGCTATGGATATTGACGAGGACACGGAGAACGTACAAATCACCGTCAACTACTTAATCAAGACAGGGCTACTCGAACAGATAGACGAAGTCGAATACACCCTTAAAGATGCAGAAAGTAACACAGGCACAGAAACCGCAGTCGCAGCAAGGGTTCGTAAGCATCGGGAACGTCAAAAAGCGTTACAATGTAACACCGATGTAACAGCGGTGAAACAACTCGGTAACGTAGAGATAGAGAAAGAGAAAGATAAAGAGATAGATAAAGAGATAGAAGAAGAGAAAGAGGAAGAGAAAAAAGAAGAGCGTCCGTCATCTTCTGACATCTTAAAAATGTATGGGGATAGCATTCACCCCGTGAGTTCATTGGTAGAAGCGGATAAATTAAGGGTTTTAATTGAGGCCCATGGGGAAACCTTCGTGGCTAAAGCCATTGAAAGAGCCGTCATGCGGAACAAAAGAAGCCTGGCGTATATCACCGGGATTCTAAATAACTGGGAAGCGAACGGATACGACGAAGGCATCGAAGGGAAAAGAACAGAAAAGCAGTCAGATCCGGAACGCTCCGCAGACCTGGAACGGTTTATGCGAGAACGTGAAGAACACAAGAAGAAGCAAAGGAGGTTTTAAAGCATGTTCACGAACGGCAGTATGGACTTCATAGAGAATTTAATCGTCGGCTCGTATCCGAACGGTTTGAGAGATAAAGACGAACGGCAACGGTACTTTGACAACTTCGTCCGAATGTTCAACCGATATGATGAACAGGACGTTGCGGACGTAGTCGAAGAAGTAATAAGCCGAGAACGATTTTTACCGTCCTTGGCGACCTTCAAAGAAGCGTTGGATAAGAAGGCACAGGCCAGGGCCGAAAGCGAGCGGACAGCGATAAAAATCGCCGAATATAGAAAGCCTCGAGGACGGGTCAACGTTCAGGCACTTATGGAACAGGCCGAAAAAATGAAAAAAGGCGAATTCGAGCGACCCATTCCGAACCGGCTACGAGAATTCGCTAAACGGTTATGGCCGGATATTAGCGACAGCGTCATTCGTCGAAACTTTCCGCTGTTAATCCACTATCAGCAGAACGGATTCACGATTGACGAGAAGGGCAATGCGGTGCAGCTGTATCTGTCGAAAACCGGCGAGGTCGTAGAACGGATTGTATTAGTTCAGGAGGCGTAAGCAATGCAAATCATAAGATACGGAAAGGAACGACCGGCAGACGTATTGTACAGACGGTCACAAGTAGGAATTATCGGACGGTACGGATTAGAAGAGTTCATCGTTTACGACGGCGATTGTCAATGGAAAGACCGGGCCGTTATGAGGGGCATTATAGACGATGTCAAATTCAGGGCGAATGGTGAGCTTAACAAATACGGAGAGTTGCGAACAGATGCGGTTATCGACGTGGACAAAATCGTCGATGCGGTTATTAACAGGAAGGCGTAGGAAAAGGAGAAACAGCAAATGTCATACATAAAATTCGGCAAGTACGAACCGAAACGTGAGGTTATAATCAGCGACCAAGAAGACGGCAATTCAATGGAACACACGTATGAGTTTTCAAATGGATACGGAGCAACAGTGATTCAGGACGACAAAGCAATTAAAGGACACGAAGACGGGCTGTATAGACTGGGAATACTAAAACGTGGGGAGTTGTGTTACAGGATTCCGATATCGTGTAACGTTGTCGAAGACCTAAGTGCCGATGAAGTAGCCGAACGCTTAAACCGGATTGAGAAAATTCCGAAGGGAGAATAACCATGAAAAAGACAGAAAAGCGGTACATGACAATGAAAGAAGCCATGGAGTATACGGGCATGGGTGAGTTAACACTACGGGGGATTTTAGCGGATATCGACGTATACCCGGTACAGCCTGGAGGGAGTGGTACAAGGCGGTTTATTGACAAGACGGACATAGATGAAGCGTTCCGAATCTTGAAGGACAAGGAGCGAGTTATACGACACACACGAAATGGACGGCACCCGTTCTAATGGAATGCGTCGGATGCGGCAAGGAATATGAAGGGCATAGCCAATTATGCCCTTCATGCCGAAAAAGATACACGGAACAGATAAAACGGCAGCATGATTACTGGACATGCCCGATATGCGGAGGCTCGGTACAGTTCAGCTACTGGAAGCGTCGGGAAGACATTAAAGCCAAAACGATATGTTGCAGTACACGGTGCCGGAGAATATACAAAGCGTTAACGGAGGTCAGTCATGGAACACGGAACGATTCACAGAAGCCCGGTCAACGGACAACCGGAATTCGGGCAAGATGAGATTAAGCAGCCGAATCACTACACGTGGCGAGGCAAGGAATGCGAACAGATAATCGGAGATATTACACAAGGCTCCGAGGGAAAGGAAGCGTATTACCTGGGGGCGGCCGTGAAATATCTGTACAGATACCCGGCCAAGGGTACGGCGATTAAGGACTTACGAAAGGCCAAGCAGTACATTGATATGCTAATCGAATTGAAGGAAGAGCAGAATCAAGGCACTAAGCAGTATATCGAAATGCTTATTGAGCTGAAGGAGGAACAGAATCATGGCACTAGATAAAACGGCAATAGACGACGTGACGTTAAGTATCGAAGGGGCTATCGATGCGATAGAATCCGCAATAGACCGAATCGAGGATTGCGGACTCGATGATTACGAACAGGAAGCGGCAAAAGAATACTTACAAGAAGCCATAAGGCGGCTTGATATGGCTTACGATATTGTAGACTTTGCACAGGACTAAGGAGGAACAACATGAACAACGTACAGCTCGAGGGCAACCTCGCTAGAGATATTGAAATATCGTTCAGTAAAAACGGAATGGCAGTAGCCCGTGGAACGGTAGCGTGCAACCGGAGAATTAAAGACGGCGACGAGTGGAAAGACGTAGCCGATTTTGTACCGTTCACAGCATTCGGAGCGTTGGCAGAAGGCATGGACCAGTGGACGAAAGGGCAACGAGTGTGGGTATTCGGCAGATTTTCAACTTCTAAGTATGAAAAAGACGGCGAAACGAGATACTCAAGCAACGTCATTGCAACAGGAGCCGGCACGGCTTTGTTCCCGTACAAGAAGAAATCCGAAGACGGAATACCGGCATCACAGGGTAACGGATTCGAGGACTTGGGAACGCCTGTCGATGAGGAATTGCCGTTCTGATAGCCCGTAAATTAAAAATTTGGTATCTGTAGCGAGCTTTTATATGCCTTGTGATATTTTTCGCGGAGCAATCAAAAACTTGTTACAGGTCAAAATAAGACGAAAAAAGAGGTAGACAGGAAGATGAATAAGGTTGAACGTTCGGCGATAGAAGAAGCGATAGACTTGTTGGAGCATGAAGTTAGGTATAACGGAAGAGGGTTATGGATTGGGAGTGTATATGTAGCAGAAGATAACGACATAACCGAAGCAATAAAGATATTAAAGGGAATAACAAAAACCAAAGGAGATAAGTAAATGCCGGTGAAATATTACAAAGAAAATAATCAAATAGAGCTAATCGTATACGGGAATCCGGTTGCACAAGGCCGGCCGAGATTTTCCCGGCAAGGAGGATTCGTTAAGGCGTATGACCCGATTCAGTCGAAGTCATACAAGCAGCTTATACGCCTGGAGCTGCAGCCGCTGTTGTCGAATCCGGACTTCAAACCGATTGACCGGGCGTGTTGCTTGAATCTAAAGGTATTCCGAGCTATACCGAAAAGTTTCAGCAAGAAAAAGCGAGAGGAAGCGTCACTCAGGTATATACGCCCGACGACAAAGCCCGATACAGACAATTACGTAAAAGGCGTGCTGGACGCACTCAACGGCACCGTACTGAAAGACGATAGCGTCGTATGCGAGATATTCGCACGGAAATTCTATAGCGAACGACCGAGAATCGAGGTCGTCCTGGAGGCGAAAATATGCTAACTATATACTTATCGCACCCGTTTACGGGTAACGAGTCAGAAAATAGAGAGAAGGCGAGAGCCTATGCGGCTGAGATTACTCGCAAGCGTTCCGATATATTAATCGTGAATCCGCTCGACGCTATGATATATGCCGGGTTCTTGCCATATGTTGATGTGCTGGAGAAGACTATTGCACTCATGATGATGTGCGATGCAGCCGTGGCACTTGGAAACTGGCAGATAAGCACCGGCTGCATGGCTGAGTACAACGTTGCAAGGCAGAACGGCATGAAGTGGATGGAAAGCGTCGAGGAAGTGGTTAATTATCACCCGAAACGGCGTAAGCGATAAAACAAGTAAAAAGGAGGACGCACACAGTGTTTCATAACGATTACATAAATGCAGTACGGGAGTACTTGCACAGGTATCACGAATTTAATACGTACATTAAGAATATCAAGGCCGACTTGGAAGACTTAAACGCCACGCAAGCACTGTGTGCCGCCCCTAAGGTGCCGACGTTGTCACACACGCCTGGAGGAAATGGGATTATGATAAGCCCGGAAGAGCGAGCCGTATATGAGAATGACCGCATCGAAGAACGACGGCAAAAACTGTATTCAGATCTGGAGAAGATCGAGCCGCTAATCAATCGGTTAAACCGTTCTATCGAGGCGTTAGAGTATTCCGACCGAGTAATCACCGAAGAACGATTCATCAACGGGGCATCCTGGATGAGAATCGCCGACAGGCTACACATGAGCGAAACAGCCGTGCGTAAGCGTTCGGGCAAGGTCCTGGAGCAAATAGCAACGATGATGTTCGGCCCGTCCGTCATTCCGGTGCAGACGCATTTCGTGTTTTTTGACGAGTGGAAAAAATCGTAACAGTCACAAATGGTGCGGATTTGTGCCGAAACGGTGCGGATTTTTCGGTTATTATAATAGTGTGATTGAACACCTCCTAAAGAAATAACGAAACAAACACGAAAGAAGAGATACCCAAGCAGCCGGGCATCTCTTTTTTCGTTTGCGGTGAAAACATGACAATCATAAAATGCGGAAAGACGAAGTGCATGAATAACAAAAACGGAACATGCACAGCGATAAGTATAAAAATATCAAGACAGGCTCGATGCAACGACGTTACGAATGTATACGAGATAATGAACTCATCGAGATACGGAAAGGCGGTCAAAAATGAATATCATCGAAAAACCGATAAACGAGGTAATCCCTTACGAAAAAAATCCGAGAATTAACGATAACGCTGTTCCGGCCGTGATGAAGAGTATCGAGGAATTCGGGTTTAAAGTACCTATCGTCATCGATAAGAACGGAACAATCGTTACAGGCCATACACGACTGAAAGCGGCAAAAAAGCTCGGTATGAAGACGGTGCCGTGCATTGTGGCAGACGATTTAACACCGGAACAGATTAAGGCGTTTCGCCTTGCGGATAACAAGGTAGCCGAGGCGGCCGAATGGGATATGGAGCTGCTTAACGAGGAGCTTGACGGAATCATTGACATAGATATGTCCGATTTTAATTTTGGTGATATAACTGATAGCCCGTCATCTGAAGACGTGGTTGAAGATGACGGCGAAAACATCGAACTTCCTAGCGAACCGAAGACAAGACTCGGAGATATATGGATGATTGGCCGCCATAAACTCATGTGCGGCGACGCCACTTCTGAAGACGTGTTAAAACGTCTCATGGGGGGGGGACAAAGCAGATATGTATCTTACAGATCCTCCGTATAACGTCGCTTACGAAGGAAAAACCGAGGATAAGTTGACAATTCAAAATGACAGCATGGAAGATTCCGCTTTCTATCAATTTCTTGTCGATTCGTTCGTCGCAGCCGATTCTGTAATGAATGAAGGGGCGGCTTTTTATGTATGGCATGCTGACTCGGAAGGATATAACTTTCGTGGTGCATGCCGTGCTGTTGAGTGGGAGCTAAGAGAATGCTTAATTTGGAACAAAAACACAATGGTGCTCGGAAGACAGGATTATCAATGGAAGCATGAGCCGTGCTTATACGGATGGAAAGGCGGAGCGGCACATAATTGGTATAGCGATCGAAAGCAGACGACGGTCATTGATATGAATAAGCCGAATCGCAACGCCGAGCATCCGACAATGAAGCCTGTACAACTGTTTGCATACTTAATGGAAAATAGCAGCAAACCCGGAGATATTATTCTTGATTCGTTCTGTGGAAGTGGAACAACGCTTATTGCGTGCGAGCAGATGGGTCGAGTAGCACGAGTTCTTGAACTCGATTCGAAGTATTGCGATGTCATTGTAGAGCGATATATAAATCTCGTCGGCAGCTCTGATGGAGTGGCTGTCGAAAGAAACGGGGAAATGATTAAATACGCCGACTTATAAGGTGGTGACATGATGGCACGACGAGGTAGAAAGCCTGCAGATATATCTAAGCAAGAGTTCGAAAAGTTGTGTGCGCTACAGTGTACACAGGAAGAAATCTGCAGCTTTTTTGACGTGACCGACAAAACGTTAACGGCATTCTGTCGAAGAACATATGGCATGAAATTCTCCGAAGTTTTCAGAGAAAAGCGTGGAAAAGGTAAAATTGCGCTGCGACGCTCGCAGTTTAGGCTTGCTGAGAGGAATGCGACCATGGCGATATTCCTTGGTAAACAATACCTCGGACAGCGAGATGTGCAGGACGTGAAGGTCGAGGGGGCGATAGACAATCCCTTCGACGGCGTTAAGTCAGAAGATATAAAGAAGCTGATAGGTGATGATTGACGAACGCATCAAGCGGCAAGCAAAACGAGAACTCGCTAGACGTGAGTTCTTTTATTTTTGCAATTTAATGGCTTCAGACTTTTATAAACCTGAACGACGGTATCTTGTTGAGTTGTGTGAAGCGTTGCAGTCGTTTTATGAAGATGAAAAAGCCAAGGTGCTTATTATTAACGAGCCGCCTCGACATGGAAAAAGCAGAACGGCGGGTTTATTTGTCGAATGGGTATTAGGCCGTAACCCTGCCGAAAAGATAATGACAGGGTCGTATAACAATATTCTTTCGGCAACCTTTGCTAAGAATGTTCGAAATGCGATTCAAGAAGTTAAAGCTGACGATAATATTACCGTTTACTCCGATATATTTCCGAACGTCCGCATTAAACGTGGTGACGCAGCCATGGATATGTGGTCGCTTGACGGCGGCTACAATTCATACTTGGCCACGTCTCCGTCAGGTACTGCGACGGGCTTTGGCTGTTCGCTTCTTATTATCGACGATATTATCAAGAACGCCGAAGAAGCCTATAACGAAACAGCGAAAGAAAAGTCCTGGCTGTGGTTTACCAACACAATGCTAAGCCGTCTTGAAGAGGGCGGCAAGATACTCATCATCATGACGAGATGGGCGAGCGACGACCTTGCCGGTCGAGCCATTGAGCATTTTGGCGAGGCGGCCAAGGTTATCACAATGAAAGCGTTACAGCCGGACGGTACCATGCTCTGCGATGAGATATTATCCCGACGCAGCTATGAAGAAAAAGTGCGTGCCATGGGTGCAGACATTGCATCGGCTAACTATCAGCAAGAACCTATCGACCTTAAAGGGCAGTTATACTCAAGCTTTAAAACGTACGACCGCATCCCGACGGACACAAACGGTAATCCGTTATTTACGGCTATTCGGAATTATACCGATACGGCCGACACCGGCACTGATTCTCTATGTTCCATTGTGTACGGCGTGTATGAAGGCGAGGCATACGTCCTGGACGTACTTCATACGGATGAAGCTATGGAAATAACCGAGCCGGCAACGGCAGCCATGCTATACCGGAACAGCGTAAACGTGGCCGACTTTGAATCGAATAACGGCGGCCGAGGCTTTGCAAGACAGGTACGAAGGATATTACAGGACACGTACAAGTCGAATAAGACGGTCATCAATACGTTTGCACAGACGAAAAACAAAGTGGCCAGGATATTATCGAATTCCACTTGGGTTATGGAACATATCTATTTCCCGGTGAATTGGAAGGACCGATGGCCGGAATACTATAAGGCGATGACACGGTATCAGCGAGAAGGGAAAAACGCACACGACGATGCACCGGATGCGACAACGGGTATCGCCGAGAAGATGAACGAAGGCGAACGCTTTTCGTTTTGGTAACAACAAGGAGGGAAAAGCGTGTTTATAAGCGATTTAATCAATCGGGCTATACGGAACAATGCACCGATGACGGAGCGACAGTTTTTGAGTCGTGAGTTACAAAAGTGGATGAATAGCAAGGAACGCCGGGCCATGATTACCGGCCGGAAATATTACAATGGGGAACAGGATATATTACACAAGGAGCGAAGCGTTGTAGACGGAAGCGGGAAAACGGTTGCGTTAGCGAGTATGCCGAACAATAAAATCGTGGATAACCGGTTCGATGACCTGGTCGACCAAAAGGTCAACTACTTATTAGCGAAGCCGTTTACGGTAGAGTCGGAAGACGAAGCCATAAAAGACTTCTTTACGATGAGCGTTCGGCGTAAATTAAAGGCCGTCGGGAAGGATATATATATGGGCGGCGTAGGATATGTTCACCCGTATATAGATGGCCGAGGCCGATTGCAACTCAAGAGGATGAAGCCCGAACAGGTACTGCCGTTTTGGAGTGACGAAGAAAAAGAGCATCTCGATGCCTTTGCATACGTATACGAAATTGATACATACGAAGGCATCATGGACCGCAAAATTACCAAGGTTGAGTTTTACGACCGAACAGGGGTGCAGTATTTCGTATATGAAAACGGAAGCCTGGTAGAAGACCGGGACCACGAACGAACGGCGAATTTCGCTATTGATGACGTTCCGTATAATTGGGATATGGTTCCGTTAATCCCGTTCCGCACGAGCGAAGAAGAAATACCGCTTGTCAATAAAATAAAGAGCTTACAGGACGCACTCAATACGATGCTGTCGAATTACGCCGATAATATGCAGGAAGATATTCGCAGCACGATTCTTGTTATTAAGAATTACGACGGCACGGAGTTGGATAATTTCAGGGCTAACCTAGCACAGTACGGAGCAATCAAGGTCCGCACAGTAGACGGAGTGGAAGGCGGCGTGGATAGTCTACACATAGACGTAAACGCAAGTAATTACGAAGTCATTATCAAGCTATTGAAGAAGGCAATCATCGAGAATGGCCGAGGTTTCGACAGCAAGGATGACCGAATGAGTAATAACCCTAATCAGATGAACATTGCGTCGATGTATTCCGATATTGACCTGGACGCAAACGAAATGGAATTGGGTATCAGGGAAGGACTCGAGCGGCTGTTATGGTTTATTAACACCTATCGAGGGTTGACGGGACAGAAGGCAGCCGAGGATGTGGAATTTACGTTTAATCGTGACCTTCCGATGAACGAAGGGGATACGATTAATAACTGCCGTAATTCAGTCGGAGTCATCAGTAACGAAACGATTATTGCAAATCATCCGTGGGTAAAGGATGTCGTCGAAGAAGAACGACGACTAAAAGCGGAACAGCAGTCGATGATAGGTGCGGATTACATAGGAGATAATCATGCCGAATAATTCGTCACTCGAATACTGGAAAAAGCGGTACGAAGAAGAAATGGAACGGGTGATGCATCAAGCTGACGGGCCGAAAAAGGACCTTAGGAAGTATGCGGATACCGTTATTCGTCGACTGGAGAAGGATATAAACGACTGGTATCAGCGATACGCTAACGAGAACGGCATGAGCCTTGCCGATGCGAAAAAACAACTCGATGCACGGGAATTAAAGGCGTTTAATATGGACCTGGAGGAATACCGGGCCATAGCCGAACGGGATGAGCTGTCGGAAGAACATAAAAAGATGCTAAAACAGGCATCAGCACGACAACAGCTCGACCGGGTGCAGGAGTTATACATAAACACCGTACAAGAGTTAGAGTTGTGGGCGAAATACCAGGATAGCACTATCTCGGATCTATTAAGTAATGTATACGAATCGTCAAACTACAGAGCCGCATGGATGACGCAGTCGATGAAGGGTCAATACGATATGTATGCACAAGTTGACCACCGCACAATACAGCGGATAATTGATTCGCCATGGGCTCCGGACGGGAAAAACTTCTCGGCGAGGATATGGGATAACCGCAAGCAACTTGCGACTAGCCTACAGAACGATTTTATTCAGGCACTTATTGCCGGCGACGGTACGGCCACTATGTCAGAGGCCATAGCAAAGCGGATGAACACGTCGTATAATAACGCTAACAGGCTAGTCGAAACGGAGCTTGCCAGGGTACACTCACAAGCGTTTATGGACTGTATGTCCGAACTCGATATTGATGCCGTGGAGATATTGGCCACGCTCGACGGAAAGACCAGTCCTATATGTCGTCGTATGGACGGTAAGGTCGTACAACGTAAGGACGCAAAACCCGGGATTACGATACCGCCATTTCACTGTCATTGTCGAAGCACGACAGTACCGTATATCCCGGCCGTTTACGGAAGTGAACGAGCAGCCAGGGACCCAAAGACAGGCAAAACGGTATTCGTGGACGGCGAACTCGATTATGGTGAGTGGAAAAAGCGGTATATAAGCGAAAGTCGCATAGACGATAGGGGAAAAGACACGCCACCCAACGAGGGTAAAACCTCACCGGTGCATGTAAAGCAAATGGGAAGCTATGAGGCGGGGATTGAAAACGCATACCAAAAGGCCTTGTCTCATGGTAAGAGAACCGGAACCGAGGGGTTGTTTTGGAGAGATAAAAAAGGAAACGTGGCGTATCCTGATTTAAGCGGAGATAGTAGTTCGGTTGTGTTTCCTCCTGAATTAGTACGATTTTTAGAGAAGCGTCCCGCAAAATCAGTGGATTGCGTTCACAATCATCCACGCAGCTCGTCCTTTTCGTCCGATGACTTGATTGTTATGCGTAACTTCGAGAGTATTGACAAGATGCTTGTGATTGGACATAATGGAATCAAGTACAAAATATCCATAGGCACTGGAGAACGCCCCTACCGAGCCGAAATTAGGGCTATATACGAACAAATAAAATGGGAGTACAAAGGGTTCTACGAACGGATGACTGCGGCAGGGTTTAGCGAGCAAGCGATATGGCAAGCTATTAGTCATAAAATCACCACAAGGATGGCTGAAAAATATGGATGGGAATACGAAAGAACAAAACCAAAAAAATAAAAAACAAGTAAAAGCAGGGATATGGCCCGGAGAAATGCCTTGTCCCTACGGTAATACGAAAGAGTACCGGGAATGGGAAGAACGAAGCGAAGCGTTCGAAAAGTATATTAATGAGATTCACAAAGCCTAAAGCACCTATTTATGTAGGTGCTTTTTTGGCACACAAGAGGTAAACGAGTTTTAATTCAATATTTATTTCAGCACTCACAATCGTGGGTGCTTTTTTCATGCCTTTTTAGTATTGTAGGCGAAAAAGAACAAGACCGTAACGAGTGGTGTAGCACTCGAAAATAAAGCGTAACAGGAAGGAGTCATAAGGAATGACAAAAGAAGAATTGAAGGCGTTAGGCGTAACGGACGAAGCTGCGGATAAGATTGTGGAGGATTACGGAAAGAATTACGTATCCAAAGCACAATTCAACGCAACGAACGAAGAGAAGAAGGCCGCCAAAACGGAACTGGCACAAATCAAAACGGAACTGGACGGCTTAAAAGACAAAGCCAAAGGCAACGAGGATTTGAGCAAGCAAATTGAGGACCTTAAAAAGCAAAGCGAAGCCCGTGAAAAGGAGTATGCACAGAAAGTAAAAAACATGGAAATTGACGGGATTGTCGACCGTGCTTTATTGACGGCAAAGGCCAAGAGCGTAAAGGCCGTGCGTGCCCTGCTCGACCTTAATGGTGCCGAGGTCGAAGACGGGAAAATTAAGGGCCTCGATAAGCAGATTGAGAAGCTCGTAACGGAGGCCGGGTATCTCTTCGGTGACGATAAGCCGAACGTCAAAGGGGCAACGCCTGGAGACCCTGGCGGCAACAAGCCGAACGGAGGCGTAACGAAAGAACAATTCAACAAAATGTCGTATGGTGAACGAGTCAAGTTATATAACGAGGATAAAGAACTGTACGACCAGTTAACGAACGGAGGAGAATAACACATGCCTACAAGTGCAAACGCAACAAAATTAGCAAACCTTGTTAATCCCGAGGTTATGGGGGATATGATTGCCGCCGGCTTGCCGAAAGCAATCAAGTTTACGCAAATTTGTAAAATCGATAACACTCTTGAAGGTCGTCCCGGTAGCACTATTACAATTCCGGCGTTTAAGTACATCGGCGATGCACAGGATGTGGCCGAAGGTGCTGCAATCGACGTATCTAAACTCGAAGCAAGCACGGCAAAAGTATCCGTAAAGAAAGTTGGTAAAGCGGCAGAAATTACAGACGAAGCAGCTTTGTCCGGATACGGTGACCCGGTCGGCGAAACACAGCGTCAGCTGTTGATGTCAATCGCAAGCAAGGTCGATGAAGATATTGTAACGGCGTTAGGAACGACAACGCTTACAGTTACGGATACGAACGAAATCTCGTATGAAGGGATTGTAAACGGTGTCGATAAATTCGCAGAAGAAAGCGACGTATCCAAGGTGCTGTTCATTCATCCCGAACAGCTGTCAAAAATCCGTAAGGACCCGGCATTTATTGACAAGACTAAGTACGGCGGCGATTTGATGATGACCGGAGCAATCGGATCTATTTGCGGTTGTGAAGTCGTTGTATCTCGTCGTGTACCGAAAGCCGGCGGCAACTTCACCAATTTTATGGTACAGATGAGTGCAGCAGCAACAGACGGACAGCCTGTAATGCCGGCCGTAACCATTTATGTTAAGAAAGCCGCAGACGTTGAAACGGACCGTGATATTTTAGCGAAAACAACGGTTATTTCGGCGGCAGAACATTATGCAGTTGGCTTAACGAATCCGGCGAAAGTCTTAAAGATGACGTTCAAAGCCGTATAACAAGGAGGGTTATCAATGAGTATGCTTATTAGGCGGCACCGAAAAGCGGCCGCAGATATAGACATGGAACAGTCGGAAGTGATGAACACCGAGAATGTGGACGTTCAGGAAGCAGAGCCTTTAACGGAAGAAGTGCAGGCCGATGAAGATGCACAAGCCACTCAAGTGAAGACGACCAAAAAAGCAAGTAAGAAGGCCCAGGCCGATGAATAAGTACACGGAGAAGGTTATCACGCTTGCCGAAGACTTGACCGGATGCCCGGATGTCGCCGCCTTTGAAACCTCGATTGATTTTATTTCCGAGGTTGTCGAACGGAGCGTACTCAGTGATATAAATCAGGCAGAGGTTCCCGTCGAACTTGAACGTGTCGTCACATATCGGACACTTGGAGAATTAATCAAGATGCAAGGCAAAAATATTCTTGGGGATGCCGATGATATGGCGAAATCAATTGAAATTGGCGATACGAAAATCGAGTTTAACGGCGAGCCTTTGTCCGTGCGTCTGACTACATTAGCAGATGCATTGACGAATTACGGCAGGGGGGAATTGGCGTGTTACCGACGGCTGAAATGGTAAGACGAGCAAGGCAACAGCTTGAAAAAATGTACGAGATGAGTGCGTTCGTGTATTCCGATGTGAGCAAGCAAGATGAAGACACGGGCATCGTTACGTCTAAGCCGAAGAATACAGGCATATACCCTTGCCGTATATCGTATAAGACAAGCACGACCGGAACGGGTGAAGGGGTAGCATCCTTCACTCAATCTATCGTGCTGTTCACATATCCGGATGCGAAGATTCCGAAGGGGTCACGCATTGCAGTATCGCATAACGAAGGGGTGACCTGGTATAAGGCGGCATCCACTCCGGCAAAATACGATACGCATCAGGAAATTCAACTCGAATTACTGGAGAAGCGATAATGGCAAGCGTCGAATTTGATGTCCGAGAATTTGAATCTTTTTGCAATAAGGTTCAGGAACTGGACGGCAAGGCCGATACAACACGAGTATTAGAAGCCGGCACGAATCAGTTAGCGGCCTTATATGTAAGAGAAGCAAAAAAGCGAACGCCTGTCGGCAAGCGAGGGTCAGTCAAAGCCTTTATGGGTAGAGATAAAAACGGTAAGGCGATATATCTAACGTACCACTACAATACACAGCAAACACGGAATTCGTGGCGAGTGGATGCGGCTAAGATAACCGGAACGACGGCGGCGGCCAAAGTGTATAATACGTCCCGGTATGCGTCGTTCGTAGATGAAGGGCATCGTCAAGAAGTTGGGCGATATGTTCCGATGCTTGGCACACCGATTGGCGGCGTGGTACACGGGGCAAGACTAAAAAAGCCCTGGGTCGAGGGGCTACATATGACCGATGCGGCCGAAAGCGTCGTGGATAAGAACGCCGGGAGGATTCTCGATAGGGTTGTCAGGGGGTATTTGCGTGAACTCAATAAGTAACATTCTTACGGGCATTGCGACGGCTGTTCACAAGGAAACAGGACGACCGGTATACCTCGAATTCAAGGAGAACGGGGCAGAATTCCCGTGCTTTTATATCAGCCTTGTGAATTCGTCCGAGGATTTACACGTTTCTAGCCTGTACGACCGGACGAACGATTTCGAGATACTCTACTTTCTTAATGAAGAGGACTTACCGGAGGACGTGCGAGGCGAACTTCACGATGTGGGCGAACGACTGTATTCAGCCTTAGAGTAC